AAGTTGCTGCCAATCAAAAAGTTATTACAAACGCACTTACAAACGCTGTGTGTGGTATAGCTTTGACTTCTGCTAGTGCAGATGGCGACCTAATTTTAGTACAAATTAAACAATAATAAGAGGTTATAGATTATGGATTTAAGAAATTTATCTGCCATTGTAAATAGTGGCGGTGCTTCTAACGTAGTGTCTACTACTGGAGCTATAGAGAAGAAGTTACAAGGTATGGCAACAAACAGCATGGTAGCTAATGCTAGTAACTTTGAATTTGATAACTTGACAGCTATTAGGCAAGAAATAATACAAACTAAGTATTACGAAGTTAACCCTGCTGACTTTATACCGATAAACTATGGCTTTGGTGCATACTTAGATGTGGTAATTAGAAGGTTTAGACAAGAAAAGGGCAATGATTCTTTATTTGCTAGACGTGGCGTAGAAAGCAGAGTAAGTGCTAATTATGAAGATGCACAAATGACTATGCATTTACACCCTTACACTGAATCTTTGAACTACAACTTGTACGATGTTAAACAGGCTGCTGCTTTAGGCTACAACTCTAGCGTAGATTTGATGGTAGATTTGATTAGAGAGAAAGAACTAGCGAGCAAAAAAACCTTTGATTTATCTTTACAAAAAGCGTTATTGAAGGGTGAAGCTGAAGCTGTTAACTTAGCAGATGAAGCTAGAAGTGCTAGAGGGCTTTTAAATCTAACTGTAGGTGGTGAGGGTTTATCTACTTCTATCACAGAAGACACTACTACATTAAGTGGCTTTATTGGCGACTTAGGCGATGATGATTTTAAAACTGCTGTAAAAGGCATGATTGAAGCATATAGAGCTAACACTAATAATACAGTTGCTCCCAACACGCTAATAATACCTACTGCTGAAGCTGCTAAGTTAGCGACTAGTACTAGCTCTTTTAACAACAATGTAACTAGACTAGATATTTTACAGCAAATGTTTACTGCTGCTTTTGGCTCGCAAGTTACAGTTAAACAGTTATTTTATGCTAACAAAGCACAAGACTTGGCTGGTAAAAACAGATATGTATTGTACAACAACAACTCTGATTCTTTGATTTGTGAAATGCCTATCCCTTACACTTCTTTTGGATATGGCACAGAAAACAACTTTGATTATAAAGCTGTCGCAATGGCTCAAGTGTCAGGTGTGTATGCACTAAGACCCAGCGAATTAATGTACTTTACACATACTGCTTAAATTTAGTATAATGCTAGGGAGGCTTAGTCCTCCCTTTTTTATGTTTATTATAAAAATATTATGAAAGTATTTAATAAAGGCAAAAGGCAGTACATAATTGGTGATATTCTTATTAAGCCCCAACAAACTGCCGATATAGATGATAAATATAAATCTATTGTAGAATCTTACGAAGAGTTTGAGATTGTAGAGCCAGAGGTAGTGGGAACTGCCAAAACTAAAAAAACTAAGAAAAAATAATGACTTGCAGTAATGCAGTATTAACCGCACTAACGCCTAGTGATTTTAAAGCTAGGTTTAGTCGTGGCTTTGTTTATTTGCCAACATGGGATAGCTCTATCACTTATGCTATTGGCAATATAGTTTATTATAGCAATCAATTTTACACAGCATTAACTGCTAACGCTAACAAACAGCCAGACATAAACAATACCGACTGGCAAGTAAACCCTGATATTAACAAGAACGATTATGCATCTGACGATGACATAACAAATGCTTACTCTTCCGCTTGCTTAACTATTAATGAATCATTATTTGCAGATGATGACTTATTGAAAGAGGCATATTTGCTACTATCTGCACATAAACTAGCCTGTATGTTAAATGAGGGCGGTGCAGAATCTGCTCCAACCTTTACAGAGCAATCTAAAAGCATTGGTAGTGTATCTGCTAGCTATGCTATACCAAGCTGGATAACAGAAAGCCCCACTTATGGCGTTTATGCGAAAACACAATATGGCATAGATTATATAACACTGATAAGACCTTTAATTAACAAAGTAGGAATAACAGGTAGACGTGGCAGCAACTTCTAACATTAAAATAGATTTATCAGGCTTACAGCAATTAGATAAATTTTTATCTAACCAGAAACAAGCACATTTAGGTATCTTTCAAAGTGAAGATGCTAGAGATGATAAAAATAGCAATGTAGCAATAGGTGCTAAACATGAATTTGGCTCTTTTAGTGAAAACATACCGCAGCGTTCATGGTTAAGAATGCCTGTAAAAGTTAAAGGCAAAGACATAGCAGGAAATGCAGCTATAGCAATTAAAAACAATCTTACTAATCCTAAAGGGGCAGATATAGTGGCTAAGTCTATTGGAGCTGCTGGTTTAGGTGTAATACAAGAGGCTTTTGATACTAAAGGATTCGGACAATGGAAACCTAACTCACCAGCTACTATTGCTGCTAAAGGTGGTAAAAATACGCCATTGATTGAAAAGGCAGAATTGCGACAAGCTGTAACTTTTAGTGTTGCCGAATGAGTATGCCATTTTTTAAAGGTGCAACTTTCTCTGATTGGAGCAAGTCAATTACTCTTGTGAAAATTACTGAATCTATAGTTAACTTTGAAAAGCAAACAGTTAAGCAACCTATAACATTTAAAGGCGTTATACAGCCATTGAAAGCTCAAGAGTTGCAAGCCAAGCCTTTAGATATGAGAAGCTATAAATGGTTGCAAATTCATACCACAACAAAGCTAGCATTGGCTGATGGTGAGCAAATAATATACAACGGCATAAATTATAAAATACTTGGAGTATATGATTATATGGTAAATGGCTTTTATGAATATCATTGTGTGGAGGTATTAAGTGATTCTTAATCTAGCACAAGTTATAAAAGACTATCTGCAATTACCAGACGAACAGATTTATATTGATAATCAAAACTACAAACTAACCAATATTGACAAACTAATTGTCATACTACAACAAGGTGCTGTTACTGTTAGAGGCAATAATAAGAGGCTTCTAGATGACGGTACAGAGGAGATAACAGTATATTACAGTGAAACTATTAGTATTAATTTATTAAGCGGTAATAGTGAAGCCAGAGAGAAGCAGTTTGATGTTATAGCTGCTTTAAATAGTCAGGTAGCAGAATACAGCCAGCGTGAACATGGCTATAAAATATTTAAGATACCTAACAGCATGATAAATGTATCTGCTGTAGAGGCTGGCAATGTATTAAATAGATTTGTGATAGATGTTGTTATTTATACTGCAAGGAGTAGTATTAATAATGTACAATATTATGATGATTTCTCTAATAAGCAAACTTTAACTATAGAAAGATGAGTATATCAATAACTAATTATACCACAATTACGGTTGGCGGTGCAGCACAAGGGCTGACTACTCCTAACATGAACAGCTTAATGTTGTTTACATATGAAACGCCTAGCAATGTTGATTCTTACCGCATCTATACAGATTTATCTAGTGTAGGTACAGATTACGGCACAACAAGTGTTACATATTCTATGGCTAATGCAATTTTTAGCCAGTCACCTAATATCACTAGTGGTGGGGGTAGATTAGTTATAGCTCCACTGGAAAACGCTACTAGTGCTACTGCTGGTAACAATGTTGGAACAGATATATCAGCTAATCTAACAGCATTAAAAGCTGTAAGTGATGGAGATATAGAAATAACCATAGATGGCACTGTAGTACCTCTTACAGGTTTAAACTTTACAGGTGCAGTAACTTTAGCAGATGTTGCTAGTGTTATAGAGGGTAAAATAGGCAGTCTAGCAAGTGTTACAGCTTCTAGTACAGCAATTACTGTAGAATCTAAGACCGTTGGTGCTACTTCTACAATAGCTATAGCACAACTAGCAGGTGGCACTGGGACAGATTTAAGCGGTGCAGGATTATTAAATGTTACCGCTGGAACAAGTACAGCAGGTGCAGATTCTACAGGTGAAACATTAACAGATGCAGTTGCTAGATTAAACAATCTAGTGCAGTTTGTAGGCTTTATGACTACACAACATTTAGAAGACGCTGCTATAAGTGCTGTATCATTTACTGATAAAATATTCTTACATCACTTAGCAAGCTCTAGCAACTATGCAGGAATAGCTACTACCATAAAAGATGCTAACAAAACACAAGTTAGATTAATTTCTAGCTTATCTGGTTTAGACGAAGCAAGGCTATTAAAAGCTGCTTATGCAAGCCGTGCATTTAGTGTATTGTTGTCTGGCACAAGCACTACATTAACAATGAATGCTAAGAGCTTAACTGGTGTTAATGCTGACGTATACATGACAGAAACGCTAGCGACTCAAGCTATAGATGCAGGTGTTGATATACTGCCTAGTGTAGATAACAGAATTACTAAAACACTAACTAGTGGTGCAAATGGCTACTTTGACGATGTATACAACGAGTTAGCACTCAAGCTAGATTTAGAAGTTGCGACATTTAATGTTCTAGCTACTTCCAATAATAAAGTACCACAGACCGAAGTAGGTATGACTGTATTGGTTAATTCTATTAATAGAGTGCTTAACCAGTATGTAACAAAGGGCTATATAGGTGTTGGTAATT